GACTCACGTGTTCAACGACCTGAATATCTTGGCGGCACTAGCGCACCCATAAACATAACCCCTATTGCTCAAACCTCTAGCACTGATGCTACAACCCCACAGGCAAATCTTGCGGCAATTGGAACATCCTTTATTGAGAAAAACAGAATTACAAAATCATTTGTTGAACATTGCCAACTAATAGGCTTTATAAATGTTAGAGCCGATTTGACCTATCAACAAGGCGTTGACAAGTCTTTTACTCGATCAACTCGCTATGACTTCTACTGGCCAGAACTAGCACATATTGGTGAGCAAGCTGTTCTCAATGGCGAAATTTATTATCAAGGAACATCAGCAGATGATGACGTTTTTGGTTACCAAGAACGCTACGCAGAATACCGCTACAAACAATCTCGAATTACTGGCCGCTTTAACAGCCTTTCATCTGCTCCTCTTGATTCTTGGCATCTTTCCGAGGAGTTTTCATCTTTGCCTACACTTAGCGATACATTTATTAAAGACAATACACCATTGGACAGAGCACTTGCCGTCAGTAACGAACCTAACTTTCTTGCAGAATGTTTTTTTCATTACAAACACGTTAGACCGATGCCAGTCTATGGCATACCAGGATACGGAGGTAGATTCTAATGGGATGGGGAGCTTTAGCCGCTGCGGCTGTTCAATATTATAGCGATAGAAAAAACAGAAAAGCTGCTGAAAGTTTCAGCGAAGACATGTCAAACACTTCCCATCAACGGGAAGTTGCTGATTTATATGCCGCCGGCCTAAATCCTATTCTCTCTTCTAAATATGGCGGCGCTTCCACACCCCAGGGTGTGGTCTCTAACAATACTGGCGCCATACTGGGTCAATATGCATCAACATCGCTTGCTGCAAAAAAACTGAAATCGGAAATGAGAGCTTTAGACTCACAAGCCCATAAAGATGATCTTCAAGCAACTGTTAACCATGAGGTCGCGAGATCTCATCGCAAAAATCAAGAATTGACAGACCAATACATAAAAACAGAAATTGAGCGTACTAAGCATATGTCCAACACAGCTAAAGCTGTTGAATATAATCTTCAAGGACTAAAAAATGAGGCAGAAATTGACAAAACACGTTTTGGCGAAACCACTAGATACATTAAGAGATTCATAGACTCTATATCGCCATTTACTCAAATGCGCGATTACAAATCACCCAGTCCTTCTAGACGATAAGGAGACCCATTATGTCTAAACTTAAATTTGCAACTGCATACGGTACAAAATTTAAACCAAAATCCATTACATACCCACCAACAAAAACCAAACAATCCATGAGGGACGAATGTGATATTAATCGCATCATAAACAAGTACAGTAAAATTGGCGTTATTGAACACATCAACAACAATCAAGCATCTTTTGGTGACGTCTCAGACCTAGATTTTCAGCGTTCGCTACATCTGGTCCAAAACGCACAAGATGCTTTCGATGAGCTACCAGCTAAAATACGCCAACGTTTTAACAATGATCCTTCAGAACTTCTTGCTTTCCTTCAGGACAGCAACAATCTTGACGAAGCCATCTCTCTAGGATTAGTTGAAAAACCCGCTGTTGAGGAAGATAAACCCGATCTCGGCAAGGTTGATGAGCCGGTGAAACCGGTCGAATCTGCCGCCGCTGAGAAAGGCAGCTCGAAGAGCTGACTAACCCTGGCACAGGCCTTTACTTGATGTAACTGTGCCAGGTGACACCTTTTTAGGTTCACCCCTTATGAGAATACTCGCATTCTTATTACAATTTGTTCTTTTATTAGATGCTATACTTCTTTTTGTAGTGCTTTTTCACTACATTTTTGTAGACCAACAAATGAAGGAGAATATCTGTGAAATCACGCAAACGATTGACACGAAAAACCTCACGCAAGCGTTTCGGCAAGACTGCGAATAAAACTCATAAATTTAATGTGAGCCCCCGTCCTATGAGAGGCGGTATTAGATTGTAGAGATGCTATGCCTTGTTATTATCCGCTCACCGGATGGCCTAGTATTCACCCCAATCCATCCGGCAAGCGTTCAATAGTCTTTAATAAGACCTATGGGATTGTATCACAAGAACTTAAAGTTTCTTGTGGCCAATGTATTGGCTGTCGTCTCGAGCGCAGTAGACAAACAGCAACTCGCTGTATGCACGAGTCTCAGCTTCACGAACAAAATTGCTACATTACTCTTACATATGACAACGATAATCTTCCAGCCTACGGTTCTTTAAATAAAACCGATATTCAAAAGTTTTTTAAACGTTTACGAAAACGTACCAAAACTAAACTACGCTATTTACAATGCGGGGAATATGGAGGCGAAACCTTTCGTCCACACCATCACGCCGTTATTTTCGGTTATGACTTTCCAGATCAAGAACTACATGTTCCACCACACATGAATAATGGATACCCGCTCTATACCAGTGAGCTTCTAACCAAGACTTGGGGTCTTGGACATTGCTCTATTGGTGCTCTTACCTTTGAAAGCGCTGCATACGTTGCCCGCTATGTTACAAAAAAGATTACTGGCAAAGCCGCTAGACATGTCGATGAGAAAACAGGACTTAGACACTACGAAAGGATTGATGCCGATACCGGCGAAATAGTCGAACTTATGCCCGAATACACAACTTGTTCGCTCAAACCAGGCATTGGATCACAATGGCTTGAAAAATACAGAACAGATGTTTACCCCTACGACGAGGTTATTGTGCGCGGTAAACGCGCCAAGCCCCCAAGATATTATGACAAGCGTTTTGAAATACATGATCCTGATGAAATGCAACTAATCAAAGACCAGCGTAGGCGCTTAGCTGAACAATCTTGTCATAATACTCCTGAGCGCTTACGAGTAAGAGAAAAAGTAAAAAAAGCTCAATTAAAATTATTACCCAGAAATAAAATATAAGGTTGTATTTGAATACAAAAATAATTACAATGATGACTCCACAAAGGAGGTCATATTTGTATGCATGATTTCATTCTTGGATTTATCCTAGGACTTATCCTAGGTCTCTTACTACTTACAATCTTTGGAGCTATTTAAAATGTCAAATTTGTATTGCATCTACGATAAAAAAACGTCAACATATTTACCACCAACAGTGCATGTAAACGACGCTGAGGCAGTTAGAATGTTAGACAACGCTATAAAAAACAATCAAGCCGGCCTTATATCAGAATATCCTGACGATTATGCTCTTTATTGTGTTGGCGAATGGAATCCGTCCAAGGATCGCCAATCTCAACTAGAGCCTCTTCCTGGTGAAGATAATATTGTCAATATTATTATTATTCCTGAGAATCCTCCTTTGTTTGTATCAGAGGTATCTTCCCTTCCAATATTTGCATCTATTCGTAAGAAAACAATGAATGAAAACTCAAATTAGATTAACAAAAAAGCTTCAACTACTTTGTTCCACCGTGGAGCGTAATGCTTTGCATTCTTTAAGTCTTGCTTCAAAGGACGACGTACTCAATATGAAGCTTTATCAATCTATTAATCAACTTTTGAAACTACTCAATCAAGACCCTGAATATCAGGGTTTTGATCACTTCATCAAAACTAAATACGAGGATTTGTTCAATGAAATCGGTGATGACTCATAGTTTTTCTAACCTTCCAAAAGTAAACATAAATCGATCCGTTTTTGATCGCAGCCATGGACATAAAACCACTTTTAACGTTGGAGATCTCGTACCTTTTTTTTGGGACGAAATACTTCCTGGCGATTCCATCAACCTTAAATCATCAGCACTTATACGCCTCACTACGCCTTTACATCCCATCATGGATAACATGTTTGCTGATGTCTTTTTTTTCTCAGTCCCCAACCGTTTACTTTGGGATAACTGGCAAAAATTTTGTGGTGAACGCACTAATCCTGATGACTCTATTGATTACATTATTCCCACAGTCAACTTCACAGCCAATATAGCTGAAGATAGCGTTTTTCAATATCTTGGCCTTCCTATTGGAAAACAACCATCGAACATTTCTGCTTTACCATTTAGAGCAATGAACTTAATTTATAACGAATGGTTTAGAGATCAGAATCTTCAAGACTCACTTACAGTTAACACCGGTGACGGTCCTGACAATGACACTGATTATGAAATACAGAAACGTGGCAAACGCCATGACTATTTTACAAGCTCTCTTCCTTGGCTACAGAAGGGTGACAGTGTGTCTATTCCGCTTGGCCAAACTGCACCCGTTGTTTCCAATGACACTGATATTGTGCTTAAAACCAATCGTAATCTTATTTTTAATACTACTCTTGAGTATAGCGGTGGTCCTAGTGATGGAACTTCTTTTCAGACTTTAGGTTATACTGGCGGACCAATTTCTGGTAACAATGTCCGTTTTGGTAGTGAGACTGGTCTTGAAGCTGATCTTTCATCTGCAACTGCAGCCACGATTAATCAACTCCGTCAAGCATCATCTGTACAACGTTTATTAGAAAAAGACGCTCGCAGCGGTACACGCTATACTGAAATATTAATGTCTCATTTTGGTGTGACCTCACCTGACTCACGTGTTCAACGACCTGAATATCTTGGCGGCACTAGCGCACCCATAAACATAACCCCTATTGCTCAAACCTCTAGCACTGATGCTACAACCCCACAGGCAAATCTTGCGGCAATTGGA